AAATTCTTTTCTAACTATTTCATTTTTAAACACATTTACTGCCGCTTGTCTTGGATCTTTATAACCAGCTTTACTGGCACACTCAATCAAAGATAGTCTAGGATTGTTTACAGATATCCAAACAAAGTTTCTTTGTCGTCTGGTAAGTTTATTATCTAGGTTGGCAAATTCGACAGGAACGTCTTTTTGATCAGAAATGATAGGTTCGTATTCTAATTTATGTTTCTTAAATCCCATATTTAGCAAATTAGGGTTTTATGCTTATTTAAATACTAGTCTACCCCACATTACCCTAATATGTTTTAAGAGGATAGATTATAGAGATAGAGATTGTCAAGTATTATCTTATAAATATGTATAGATTTCTTTATTGCCTATGACAAAAATGCCAAAAATGAAATAATCGTCAAAAGCCCATTCCTATCACGTTTTTTAGCGTCATTATAGTCTTGACAATATTAGACAATAATAAAAAAGGGAGCTTTTACACTCCCTTTCTTTGTTCTCAAGGTTATTAACCCCATTGTTCTGCCATAGCTTTGGCAATACCTGGAAAGAAAGTGCTTCTAATTTTCCAACGATCTGGGCTAGGAGGACAGTTATGAATGTCATTCCTAGCTGAAGTCCCGTCTAAAGTGCCTGTGGGCTTGAGAATTGGTAAATTCTTTAACCATAAACAGGTTGCTTTAGAAACATTATCCTGGCCTTCTGGATCATCTCCGAATTGCCAGGGTTGAATCTTCTGATCGTAATGCTTGTAGTTTTTAATCCTTTTCTTTGCATATTTATGCATAATCGGATTTTCAACTGCAATTTTAGGGATATCACTATTCCAAAGTTCTTGAAATAAATTTGTCCCTTCTCTTAGATCCCTCACCATTTCCCTTACCGTTTTTCCAGGGGGAGGTGACTTTAGCCACCTAACTCCTGAATTACAAAGTCTTGTGCAAGGTGGATGTGCTACCATCATCATGTCCCAATTTTCCATTTTCATAACTTTTCTAATATCATCAGTAATATGTCTATTAGATCCGTCATCACTTGGAAGAATGTCGCAAGACCAGGCATCATGCCCTTTATCTAAGAAAGCATTTCTTACAATCCCTGAGAACTCACATGCGATTAAAATCTTCATGTAAATCTCCTCTTATCTTCATTTTTAAGAACAAACTAGCTCTAAGCTAGAAACCCATTATAACATATTCTTTACAATTTGTAAAGTCCAGGGTTTGTGGGGATTTTTACGGTACAAAGAATTTTATAAATTTCGCCTTGCAGGAATTACTACTTTGAAATCGCAATCATCACAACAAATACCGTCATTAATAGGTTTAGCATTATTACCTCTCCAAACAATCTTACCTTCTCTGTTACGCAAAGGTTTTATGTGGCCATTACAGATACTACACTTAACCTCATTAATCCTGGTTAGGCTCATAATGCAAACTCTCTACTATTATCTTCATCATAAAAGTTTATTAAATCCCCTTGTGGATCTGTAGATTCCATACCGACATTAATTTTATAGTATTTTTTGTAAGCACTAAGCAAGGACTCTGCCTTTTCATTATTGTAATCTTCAATAGCCTGTTCGTATGATAATCGCATCATCATATATAATGTTCCTGTTTTACTCATATTTACTCCTTAAATAAATGTAATGATATTTATTTTACAGTTTGTATTGATATTTGTCTATACTTTGTTTATACTGGTACAATATTTTGACGGAGGTAATATGTCAATCGATACAAACAGTATGGCTAGTGTGCTTATAGATACGCATTTAGACAATATACAACAACAACAAAAGCAAGATGCTTTGAATTACTCTATCTTTGAGCTTAGAGCAACATTAAAAGATATATCTGATGAGGTTGATAAGTTAGTGCAAAGGGTAGAACAAATAAACACCAGGAGCAGAAATGAATAAACAAGAAGAGTATTTTAAAAAAAATAATGATTTAGCTTTTAATTTAGCTGTAAACCTATTAAAAGATTATGCAAATGAATGTGAGGTAGATCCAGATAAAAATATGATGGATCCTAGTATCGGCACATACAATTTAGTAAATCAAATAGCAGTAGCTCTTTTATACAAAGCTGACGGTTATATTGATGATGTTATTGATATTATGAATATTGCTATACAAGATGCAAAAGAAACCGTAGAACAAACTAAGGAATTATCATGATTGATAACCCACCACTACCAGAGTCACTACAAAGTCATCAGCACGTAGCTATTGGTGATGCTATATATTTTCCTGATATGGATAATGCATACTATCATCAATCACCAGGCGTGTCTTCATCTACCTTAAGGAGATTTAGACAATCGCAGTTACATGCTATGCAAGAGGTGGTAGAGCCGACAACTGCTATGCAGATCGGCTCTGCTGCCCATTCTTTGATAGTAGAGGGTGAAAACGCATTTAATAAAGAGGTTGCAGTTATATCTGGATCTCCATATACAAATGCTAATAAACAACTAAAACGTGATTATTTAGATAGAGGTATGCTAGTAATCACACAAGACAAAAGGGACATGTTGTTTCAGATGAAAGATAACCTTATAGATGAAGCAAGAAAGTTCCTTGACGTTGATCAGGGCGAGTATCCAGGTGTTTTTGTTAAGCCATACGAAAACGCCTTGTATTGGTGGGAACAAGACGTACTCCTCAAGTTACGATCTGATGTTATCAGATACCCAGTAGTGCAACCATATTCAGATGAATCTGTTGTAGTTATTGATTATAAGACTACAAGTGATTGCTCCGTATCTGGATTTACTCGTTCTATCAGACGTTATCAGTATGATTTACAGGCCGCATTTTATAGAAGAGGTTATCAGAAAGCTGGTTTTAAGGTAGAAGACTTCTTATTTGTAGCCCAGGAAACTAAACATCCTTATGCAACTAAGATATTTAAGATGAATGATGAGGATATGGATAGGGGTTGGAAACAGTTAGAAAAGTCTTTAGTTGACTTTAAATCTGTAAAAGATGGAGAAAAGCCGTCAATATACAACTCTCCTAATATAGTTGAGGTTATGTTGGGGTATGAATTTGAGTAAGAAGAAACAAAGTGATGAATAATAAAAAAGTTTATGAAGTTTTTATAGAAAAAAATGTTCCAGTGCCATCTAAATATTGGAGTAAATGGGCAAAAATTGTTGATGAGATGGAAATAAATGACTCTATAGTTTTACCTGATAGAAAAACAGCAGACAAATTTTGTCTGCATGGCACCAGAAGAGGTATGAAATTTACAGTAAGAAAACAAGATAAAGGTTTAAGAATTTGGAGAATACAATGACTAGATCCAAATACCGAAAAGAAACCAGAAAAAATATTTGCGTTGATAACGAAACCTATGAACAACTTATTTTGTTAAAAAAAGCATTGATTGTAAAAAACAAAACTAAGCCGTTTACAGATAAAGCTATTAGCCAGCACGATACAATAAAGTGGCTTTTAAAAAATTGCCCTCTTTCAGTTGATATTGATTGGTTAAAAATGCAAGAAAATATAATGGAAAAACAGAATAAACAAAGTAAAAGCATAAGCAAACTTAAGAATGTTTGGGAAGAAAAGTCTACAAAGAAGGAGAAAAAAAATGACAGATAACGTAAACCAACCACCACACTACAAGAAAGGATCTATTGAGTGTATTGATGCAATAGAATCAGCTTTAACTTTTGAACAGTTTATTGGCTACTGCAAAGCGGCAGCTATTAAGTATATTTGGAGAGCGGATCATAAAGATGCAAATATCCAAGATTTAGATAAGGCCATTTGGTACCTTACCAGGGCAAGAAACAAGCTGGAGGACAGATAGAAAATGGATACAGTTTTTTTTACAGTAGTAGCTTTATGTTTAGTACTAGTATTTATATTATTACAGGAACGAAAATGAATATAGATAAAAAAATACAAGAGTTAGAAAAACAAATTAAATATATAGAATCTGTTTTGAAAGAAAAACAAGACGAACTGTTCTGTTTAAAAGCAGAAAAAAAGGGGCATAAAGCCCCTTAGTTTTATCCCAGATTAGGTGGTACTACCTCGGGGGGTGGTGACATACCGCCATCATCAGCAGGTAAATATTTTAACACTTTATTCTTACTGCCTGTTCTTTGAGTACCCTCGCTATCAGTCCAGTTATTTTCAACTTCTTTCAAAGTAAGTGTTAAACTTTTTCCTACATAATCTTGAGCAGAGCTTGGTGGTTCTTTCATAAAACCAACTGCTTTACTAAGTCTAGTAAATATATCAGTTGATATTTGTTTAATATCCTCTCTAGGATCCCACAAGTTATACCACTCGTTATGATCTCTATAATTACCACCAGCTATCTGAAAAGTCATCTTCAAAGTCCAATTACCTTGTTGAGATTTATACTTTTCAGCGGCAATAACTTTAGCTGGATAATCACCTGAAGGAGCCACTCCAGGCCCCACAGGTTTATCATCTGTTTCTACGTAAACTACGTCATCAAAATCAGACATTTGCAATCTCCTTAACATTATCTGTATTTTTAGCTACGGCACTAAAGCCTAGCTTTTCTATTAATTTAGTAAGATCAGGAACTTCAAAAGCTTCTAATTTACCACTCCTATCCTTAGCAACGTAGCCTTGACCAACTCTGGTTTGTAACCATCTGGCTTGAACTGCGTTACCCTCTGCGTCTGTATCATCAATAACTCTAAGAGCTAAGACTTCATCAAAGAAATAAGTAATAGACTGACCTAACTTTGTGCCAACCATTTTAGGTTCGTGCATAAAGATACCGTCACTATTTACTTTTTCTTCTTTACAAATAAACATGACATGCATTTGTAAATCACGAAATGCTCGCATGACATTTGTTACAGACTCTTGAACTTCCCCGTAAGCTTTACGTGGATCTTTGTGTCGTGCTTTTTCTTGTTGCAATAACAGTTCGCTGATTTCTGAAATAGAATCAAGGCAAACCGTATCGTAAGTCAACTGTCCAGAATTAAGCATTTCATAAAGTTGCATTAACTCTGATGCTTCTTTTACTTCTATTGCGTCTACATTAGTTGCATCTTTAATAGATAATAATCCAGCCTCAGCACTTATTACTAACACCTTTCCAGGTGCGGTTTTAGCTAAGCTTGTTTTACCTGCACCAGCCATACCATAAACCAAAACTTTTGCACCTTGGTTTTGTACTAGCTTTTCAGGCGTTACAATCCTACTAGTTAAATCGTTATTCATATATACCTCCTTTGATAAAAATATGTAACTTGCATATTATATACTATAATACTACAATATGTAAAACAATTTATTTTCAAACTGTAAGGAGGTTTAATGGAAAGTGTAATAGAGGACTTTGTTTGGATTGCTAATTACTATCATAGAGTAAATTCAATATCTAGACAAGAGTTAAGGAGATTAGAAGATATGGGTATAGAACCAAAATATAAAGATAGGAAGGTTGAAAAGATTACCTTATCTTCTT